CATGAAGGCCATCATTGGTAACATCTTCCAGTTTTTCGATAGCCCTAATGATTGAATCAATCACGTCACTAATTGTAGTTGGGTTCATCACTTACCTCCTTGTTTGCCGTTTCCGTTATCGCCCTGTCTTTTCTTACCTAAATCAGCCCACATAACAGCTTCTTGAAGTTTTGTGTTCGTCAATGAATATTCACGACAAGCATGAAGGCCATCATTGGTAACATCTTCCAGTTTTTCGATAGCCCTAATGATTGAATCAATCACGTCACTAATTGTAGTTGGGTTCATCACTTACCTCCTTGTTTGCCGTTTCCGTTATCGCCCGGCGACTTTGCGCCGTTGCCGTTCATGCCTTTTTTGGTTAAATAGATATTGCTCAGGTGATAAGCTACCGCCATAAGGACAATACCTATGACCGCCGGTAATGTCGCCAAGCCCTTATAGCAAAGCCACGTTACCGACCCGATGCCGATGACCGTCACTAAGAACTTCGTACCCTGTTGCGGGGTAACGAGAGCTTTGATGAGGTCAATAATCGGCTGTAATAGTTCTTTCATACCTTTCTTGATTTCCCTTCTTATGATTGGTTTAACTATTGGTTCTAATATCTTCGTGAAAATACTCATTTTATATGCTTCCACTTATTTTCTTAAAATTATTCATCGTTTGCTCCGGAAGTATCAATAAATATTACGGCAAGCGGTATCCAGGTCGTGTCGTAAAGAGTATCTTTTGGTATGGTGCTGTATATATATGTTGGCGGGTCTTCCTTGATACATATAAACTTGTCGGGGGTTTGCGTATAATCGTGAAGAAGAAGAAAACCACCGGGACAAAGATAATTTGTATCTACCACCTTAAACGTCCAACGGGCGAGGCGGCGTTGGTAGGCGACGAAAACAATACTGTCGGAAAAATAATGAATACTATCAAGGTAGCCGTGGTCGCATCTTATTGTACGCTTCTCACATTCCATACCTCGTTGTTCCATGTCCTCGACTGTGCATCGGTATTCCTCCCAGTAGGCAGTATCTCTGTCCTCGGCGTGCGCCGTGCAGACAAAGGAATCTAAAAGGCCATATTTATCGGGTATTCTTTTTATAATGCGATTGCTGTATTTTACATACCATAAGGTGTCGTTCATTATTCTATTTTCAATACCTCTCCCAATTTTTATATCTTTCCAACCAGAAAAAGAAATCGCAACGGTGTCAATTCTGTCTTCAAAATGACAATGATTTCGCCACCGTATTTTAGGCGTAGTATCCACCACCAACGCAGGCACAGACACCTCAATCGTATCTCCCACCACGTACAATTCCGTGCCCCTCTTCTCCGAACACCCCGTGCAGACGAGGAAGAGCAGTAAGATTACAGCGTATCTAAGCGATTGCCGAGCGCAACCTGATATATGGAATCCCATTTTACCTCCCAATTATGTTTTAGACTGTCTGCCCTTAATGTGTCTCCGTCAAGCAGTGCTCGCGTCCACAATTCAAAATAAATCCTACAATCCATTGCACCAAAGAGATACTCCGCCTCGCACCCGTTCGCAGAACCAGAATCATACCTGGCCGCAGAACCAGAATTATACCCGGCCGCATAACCCTGCTCATAATCCTCGTTATAATGTTCAGCCCGGCCACTATCTCCACTACACCCCGTGCAGACGAAGCCGAAAATGAACACCAGGACAATAATGCCCGCCGCTATCACTTTCGCCCAGTACACTATGTCGTTACGCCTTTTCATGCGGTGCCTCCTTGAGCCAACGTTCTCCACACTTCAAATACGTTAGAAGGTCGCTCCTAAAATACTTCTGGGTATCTTCATAATCTTCACAATATAAAGTCTGCCTTTCCTTATACCACTTCTCCCAGGCGGCAAGGCGGTTCTTTTGGAAATAATACCAGGTCTCCTTAGCGTTATCTCGTTCTGATTGAAGTAAGGCGATTCGAAATTGACATTTTTGGTTTATTTCTTGCAGTCTCTTGATTTTATTAAACTGCGTACGGGCGACATTTTTCCAATCTATTATTTCTCTGCACTCACATTCATCTTCGTCGTCGGTCAGTAGTGCGCCCGTTAATTCGTTTATGGCTTCGAGGATTTGCTTGAGGGTTTTAATGATTGCTTGTTGTGAATTTTGATTTTCCCGAAGGTGCTTTAAACCGAGGGCTTTGAGCATTTGTTCGTACCCGTTCATATACACTCCTTATCTTTTGGTTTACGTTGACTGACAGAATCTACTGTTTTCAGTAAATAAAAGTCCATCACATTCTTTTAATTTTAAAAGAATGTGACATAAATCAGTCTAATTGACAACCATATAAGGAGTTATGTTTCGGTGTTTCTAAGCTGAAAATGGAATAAATCGTTGAAATTATTATCTTTAGTGTTGTAATCCACGTTCCAGTCGCCGCCAAAAATCAATTCAGTCCCTATTTCTTTACCCGTTGCAAGTATGATTCCAGCATTAAAATATGCTTGGTTTATCTGTTTATAATATTCTTTGGGGTTGATTGTCGGATCGTTAAGAATGTCCCAACGTACATCGTCTGGAGTGACATCGACGGCCAACGACGGTACTTGATTATGTGGTGAATCGGGGTACTTCTTTTTTGAGCGTCGAGGTATAGAGGAAAAGGCGGCATCTTGCGCCGCCTTTTCTCTGTGTCCACAAATAACTTTCAGTGATAATGTTTCTGCTGCTCGATTGATGACAGCCTGTATCCCGAAATCACAGGTCGATAGTATCGCCGACGATTTGTTGTCGAGACCAGCCATTATTCCAGCCCAAAGTGTAACTTATACGTGGTGCTGTCGGGAACGGTTATTGAGGTTATCTTATCGCTATAACCATAACACCCTATCGTCACTTTGTATTCTTGGTCGTTGAGAAGGCTGGATACTATTAAGTCCTTAGAAAAATATCCATTGGTGTTTGTTCTGGCTTCTACTATCTGACCCGACAGAATAATAGCGCTGTCTGAAGCTCTATTCACTGTTGGAACTTCAAATCTAACGTATGCTAAGTTTAAACTATCACCACTTGGGTTGATTATGTAGCCCCAGACCCGACACGTATTAGTCGTATGAGTATCATAAGCCCTGATTACTGTCGTATCACCACTGGCCGTCACCGTATCGGTTACTTCGTCAGCCTGATATTCCGGGTGAAAGAACTTGAATGTGTAAGAACCGGAGTCAAGCGAGAAGGTCTCGTAACCGAGAGCATCAGACTTACCACTACCGACATTTGAACCCGAAGCATTGTCAACCGATAAAAGAATATAGGCCAGTACGGAATCCGGTGTAGTATTGTCAGAGGTGTCGATAACCTTGATGTAATGTGTGTAGATACCAGAGCCAGTCGCGGTCGGCCCGTAGAAGAGACCAGGGTTGTTTGTCGCCATAGCTTTCATGGTTGTCGTATCCGTGGTGCCGCTCCCGGCGTTTCTGACTGTGTCGATAGCTCCCGTAATGTTACCTACAAAGTCAGTGTCGCCTTGACCGACAACAACCATACCGGGGCCGTCAGAGTTGAAAATATAGGCCGACCCCGAATTGCCGTTCGTTCCAGAAATACTCAGATGACCAAGCGATAGGGTTATGCCACCCGTTCCGTCAAGTGCGGCTTCAAGGTTGTTGGCTGCCGTAGCGTCGCCGGAAATTTGCGACATATTAGCCGTTACCGTCCCCGAAAGTGACCCGACAATATTACCTTTAATATTAGCCTCTATAGTATCAGTTTCAAGTCTTGTTATTTTCCATCCTTGCGTAGAATCAACACGGGCAAAAGCCGAGTCGTTCATCATCGCCGCTACCGAATCGGCGCACATTGTAGCGGTTAAACTATTAGCCGCACCCTGATAAATAGAAGAATCTTTTTTAACTGCCAGAGTGTCACCGAGAGCATTAGTATCAGACGGCACCACCGCAATATCGGATAGGGTATCGTCTAAGAGTTGACCGATAGTGTCGTATATCCCCGCGAGAGTTACCGAGGCCGCACTACCCTGATAACCAGCCGAGTCGGCCGCCAGCCAATCGTTAGGCATAACGGCAAGGCTGTCACCTGCCGAAGTCGTGTCTCTGGCGACTATGGAGTTGCGCACAGAATCGACGCCGGTAATTATACCGTGAAGCGAGTCGCAAACAATATCGTCACCGACCACAAAACTGTCAGCCACCCTAAAATCGGAACCCACACTAAAACTACCGCCTATTTGTACGCCAGAAGTTGTACTAATTGAATTTTGACCTGTTAGTGAAGCAAAGTATGCCGCAACACCAGAAGATGTACCGCCAATCACCATTAAACCGTTTCCACTTGTACTACCAGTAAGACGAAAACCACTTCCACTTCCAGCCGGAGCCGCATATAGGGCTGACGCATTACCGCCACCACCACGCAAATCAAAACCATAGCCACCAGCAGCGCCACCGACAACCTTCATGCCGGGCGAGGTCGAATTACCGCCCTGCGCCAGAAATCCCATCCCGGTTCCGCTTTGATAAGCACGAGCATAAAAGGCCGTGTCGCCGTCTTCCGTACCAAGTATGTGTAGTCCCCGAAGTTGTAATACGCTGTCGGAGTTACTATAAAGAATTAGGCCAGCCCTTACTAAGGCGGCCAGAATATTCGCCGTATCCGAAGCCCCGGCACCGACGTTGTTTATAAACCACTTTCCTAACTTGGAAGTATCCACGGTAGTCGTTGTGTCTATGGCAACCCACATATCTTTCGGTTGCGCCCATAAACTCGTATCGCTGGCTTTGACTATCTCGGCCATTATCGTACCCGTAACCGTATCGCCCTCGACTAAGGCCAACAGACTGTCCATGACTTCCTCTGCCACGCCACTAACGGCGTCAGTACAGGCTTTATTAACGGTGGTCGAATCCGACCCGCCGTTGTTTAAGAACCAAGCTATAATGTCAGACGAATCAATCGCCGATGTATCTATGTTCGCCCAGGTTAAATAACCGAGCGTATCCAGTGTCGCCAATGAGTCGCTTACACACTGCGCCATCGCACCGTAAACCGCTGCTGAATCAAGACCCGCCGCCGAACCTTGATAACCAGCCGAATCTGCGGCAACCCATTCACTTGGCATAACGGCAAGAGTTTCTCCCGTTATATTGGTATCTTTAATAACAAGGTATCCTTTCGCAATCGAATCTATCCATCGAGACAGAATTGTATCGGAGATTAAAACCATTTCTGCACTACCGACCGAGACATCTTTAGTTATCGTATCCACCGACCCGGCTATGTCGGCCAGAATATCGTAGTTGCCAGCCCCGGCTCCAGTTGCTACTAAACCATCGCCATTAGTCGCCGTCAATACCATAGCGTCACCGGAAGTACCACCGCCAAAAATCTCAAAGCCGCTTCCTGTTGCTCCGCCCTCAATATAGATAGCGGGGGCCGCACCCGTTCCCGTAATAACCATTCCGGTATCTGCGCCAGTTATCGTTACCTGTCCAAAGGTCACAGGCGCACCCGTACCGTCGAATACGTCGCTGAGTCTTTGCGCCGCCGTGGCACTGTGGTCAACATATTTAACATTTACTTCAAGACTATCGGATTGCAGGGTGTCTATAATCCCGTTAACCGAGTCCTGCACCAGCAACAACGAATCATATCCCGCATAGAGGGTATCGTACAAATCATCGAAGTCGTGCCCGGTGTAGAGCTGGAAGTGTCCTTTGTGGGGTGTACGCAAGGCGGCGTCAGTATTATCCTCAACGGTTAAAATATAACTATACGCACCGTTTACTGGTGTGCCGTCGATGTCTGCAACCGCTTCTTTCCAGCTATAATATGTTCCACCGGAAAATACTACGGCTGTTATCTTTGCCCCGTTATACGCCAGAGTATCACAGTAAGCCAACGCCCCGCTCGGATAAAAGATAGCGATAAACACCGAGTCGTTGGCCGCCATATCAACGACGTTACCCGCCGAATCTATGGCGTAGAACGGTATAGATATACTATCCGCCGGTAAATCTCCCGCGTTATTTACTATGCCGTAACTAAACGAACTGAACGGTAGCAGACACACCACCGCCAAAAATATCAAGCCCCACTTTTTCATTTGTCCCCCTAAAAGTTATTTTAAAAGCATTACTCTCCTGCGCGTCGCGGCGGGTGCCCCCCCCGTCGTAAAATAAACTCGTAACTCCGCACAGTAATCTTGTGTATAGTCCCACGCTAAAGTTTTTGCCTGACCAGCAGACTCCACTCCCCTGACAGTCCTATACGCAATATCGTTACCTTCCTCCCAGTCCGCCCGGTCTATAACTTCCTGAAATACAGCATTGTCCACAATAACCCAATATCGAGTATTGGCCGCAAAGGTGGGTATTGCGGCAGTATCAACGGCCGTAGTCCAGTGTCGAGCACCCAGGTCGGCCTTATCGCTGAACGTCGCTGCATCGGCGGTATCCTCAAAACTAAATATTGTCAGAATACCCTCGGTTGTCCCGGCGACATTGGATTGAAAACCGCAGGAACAAATAGTAATAGTTGCCCCGGCTGGTATGGGACAGGTTAAGAAGCGAAAAGCGGCACCACTCCCCGCCTTTACACTTGATGGACTGAGATAAATGGCCGCCGCCGTTAAATACATCGTAGTGTCGGGTGTTGCGTCAATATCCCAATGAACATCGTCCGCCGAAGCGTTCACGGTGTCGTACCAAGAGTCGGCGTGTGCCGTCCCGCAAAGCAATACCACCATCAATAATATTAAATAGCCCCTCATTTTTTCATCCTTATTTTATATCTTGTCCCCGGTTCCGGCGGCGCACTGCCGCTTGGTTGGATTGCCCCGTACTTCGTCCACGTCTTGCCGCCATAGGTTAAGTTCATATCGGCACTCAAAGAATCTGTGCGGGCGTAGTTCATCACGGCCGACGACGTATCTACAAAACTGGGCGCAACATTAAAATCGCTATGGGTATCATATCCCTGTGCTTCCCACCAAGCAGTATCACCCGAACCCAACGAATTTCTAAAACTCCAACTCGTATAGAATATATTAGAATCCGACAACAACACGCTGTCGTCATACTTATCTATATATGCCTCATCACCGTTAGCCGAATAAATAATGTTATACTTAACATAGTTCGAGTCAGGAAAAGTATTATTGTAACCATCGGTAGCCCCGAAAACTATACCGTCCCCGGTAGATGACTTGAGGTGAAAGGTGTTATTGTAAATGTATATCATCCCATAAGTACCCGGATGAAAATCGTTGACATAACCCCTCGCATTATCCCGATTTGACACTACAATGTTGCCGTACACACTATCAATATCTACCGCCCCATCGCGGGCAATACCGTATTCACAATTAACAATCGTATTAAACTTCGTAACATCTCCCGTTCTTTGTACGGGAGCACCCTTGTTGTTTACTCCCGATTCCAGAGTATAAACGTAGCAACTTTCGGTGGTTATATACATCTCGCAATATAGTACCGTCCCCTCCATGTTGTTAGACGTATGATTCCAGACATTGGATAAAGAGCAGGCTCTTATCCTATTATAATGACCATAAGTTGAGATGTCAGAAGAATTATTACTCATCGACGACACGGAGGCTATATTGTTAGCCCCCCCGCCCGAAACATAACGTATAATACAATGGTCGATGAATACCGAATCGTGGTGATAACTACCGCCAAACATGATTCCTTTCCGCCCACCATACCGAACGTCTAAGCCATAAAAAGTAACGTAGTCTAAATTATCGTGGTATGCCATCTGAATAGGTATTTTATGAGTGGCGTAGATAGTATAGTTTGCAGGGTCGTAGCCTACCCCCCCAATATCGTTAAGATATACATACAAACTATCATCACCGGCATCTGTCCAGTAATATTCGCCCTCGCTTAAATCTCCATAACTTGAAATGCCAGTAAGGACTGTTGTATCCTGCCAGCAACCAGATACGGTCACGTCAGTAAAAGTTGAATAGGGTTCTTCCCCGCCAACTTGAGTAAATTGACACCTATAAATATTGCCACTTATGTTTGTCCATCCTGTTGCTAACTTACCGCCGTAGATATGAGCGTCACCGATAGTCGGCGTTGTCGTCTTCCCGTTGGCTGATATATACGCCGTTCTGTCGCCAAACGAAGCCCCCGAAGGTGGAACAAGTTGCACGTCTTCCCATGTACCGTGCATAAAAGCGGTATCACCACCAACCATAGCGTTTTGAAGGCGACTAATAGTAGCGAAGGGTTGTCCCCACGTTTCCCCGTTGTTACCGTCTGAGGCTTGCGGAAAAGTGACGGAATCCATTACGTAGTAGGTCGCGCCGAACGCCTTCATTGGGCCGCCGAAAACCAGTATGAAGAATAACGCCAAGTCAATTATTATCCACAACCAATGACTTCGTGGTATCGCCTCGATGGCGCCCCGCTTTTTCTTCGCCATGTGTCCCCCTAAAATATGTGTACCATTTTTAATATCCCATAAACAAGCCCGACAACCCCTGTCAGCGCAACGGATATTCCCCCGATTTTCCTAATCACATTCCACGTTATTTGCCCCGGAAGGTCTTCATGCGTTTGCTTATGCTGGATAATATATTGTTCGTGTTCTGCCAACTTCCCGTTTTGTATCTTTTGCCCCACCAACATTGTATTGATATTGGTGTGCATTTCGACTATCAAATCTCTGTCTGTTTTCCCCGCATAACTATCCGTCATCTTATCTCCCTGGCCCTTTCGGCGCGCTTGGTGGTGATGGGGCTTTCGGCCCCTGATTGTCGGATGTCGATTTCGGTATATATGTTCCCTTTGCCTTAGCAAGCGTTTCTGCCCTTGACACCGCCCGCTTATATAATTCATCTGAATTTATGTCGTCGGCGGTCAAGGCTTCGCCCTTGTGGTGTTGATTCCAAAGTTGTATGCGCCTCGATGCCTCTGTCCCCCTACCGTTAAGCATCAAGTCAAGAATATCTGTGCGTTCCCTGCCCCTAAAATACTCTAATCTATTTTTCTTTTGTGGTGCTGTCTGCATCCGCTTGCTGGCGTATCGAGGCAAGGAACCGAAGAATCCAACCAACCTATTAGCGTTCCGCTTTGTTACCAACCATGCGTCACCGTATTTTTCCCATTCTTTAGTAACGGTAGTTAATGCCTCAAACGCCTTTTCTGCATCCGATACGAATACGGGGCCAGCCAAAAACTTAGCCTTGCTCCAAAGACCACTCAGGTTTTCAATCTCCATCATATCAGATACCATACCAAAAGAACCAACGGCGGCAAGGTCGTTGCATATCCGCTTAAACATATCCTTATCGTCTTTGCGATAATACGGTTCACCCGTAAGCTGTTCTTTAATTTGGTTCTTCGCCCATATCACAAACTCGCCGCCGAGAATACCACCCGCTACTAATCTTAAAAGCGGCATTGGGTTGCCCCGATGTATGGTTTCCCGCCAAAGCATATCCTTGATATATGTTGCCTGCCTGTAACCAAACCGCTTGAACAAAAAGAGGGGACGCCATACTGGGTCGTTAAATACAATAGGGTCTTTAAGGACGTTACGCTGTAACTGTGAATCCACTGCAAACCTGTAAGCCTTCTCTCTTATCAAGTTTTCGTTCAGCTTGTCTGTGTGTTTAAGATTGAGGTCGCCAAGCCGCTTTCTCGCCCAACGTCCATGTATCGTATTATTCTGTGCGGCTTTGTGCCACCCCTTAACGGCGTGTCTAAACGACGAAGCCGCAAGGTATAAGTTAAATTTGTTGATACCCATAAAGCCGGTCGCCGTAAGGGTTTTGCGGGCAACCTTACCCATAAAGCCCTTTGGTTCCCGACCGGCAAAAGCGTCAATCATGGATTCCCGTAACATCCCGGTCTGTCTTGCTTGCGACCGACCCTTGGAAGTTAAGAGAGAAAACCCACCCTTGACCGTATTCCACGCTCCCAGGTCTGGAATTGACGATATTGTACTCTGTGTTATATTCGGAATAGTCGCTGTGCCAAGTCCAATTTTGGTAGTTGACTCAAAGCCCATATAAGCATCAACGACCTTTCTGGCTGTTCCCCGTAAGCCCTTGTGCATCTCATACTGGCCGCTCCACATATCAAGAACCTTACCGGCGGTTTCACCTTCGGCAAAATCCTTTTCCCTTATTTTGCTTAATATGTCCTGTGCCCCCTTACCGTGCTCACCCCATATTTCTATCTGCGCTATCCGCTTCGTAATATTGTCAACGTATTGCGGTAATACCTTTTTAGCATTACGCTCATAAATATCCGACGGTAAGTCGAGGGTGCGGCCTTTTTCAAATGAACTTTCGGGGAATATCTCTTTAGCGGCCTCCTTTTGTAATTTCTTGAGAGCGTGCGTATATGATTTGGCTTGCTTGGTTTCGATTAGATGATTTATCAGCTTCTGCGTTATTTGACTTTTTTGTTTTATCGCCTCGCCAACCGCCCTATCAGAAAACGAACCTTCGTCTAATTTCTTTAACAACGGCTCAAGGTCGTCGAATACTTTATTGAGCGCATCCTCTTTCCATACGCGAGGGAAATACCGCTTACCGCCCTTACCGATATACCCCATTTTAACGCCCTTTGCTTTTGCCTTATAATAAAGTACATCAAGAGCCTTATTGTATTCGTTGTGGGTTTTAGGATTTTCTATCTCGTCGGCAAGCTTAATAGCTTCTTTGTCGGACAACTTCTGTAATTTTAACCGCCTAAGTCGCTCAATGGATTGCCCTGACTGCCTATGCCAGAGTTCGTCTGCTCGTTCTATTTCTTTGAATAGTTGCTTTGATTCGGGGAGTTTAACCCGGTTTTGGGCTTGCTTTAAAAGCGGGGGCGTTATCTTTCCGCCAACCGCCTCTATCCCCTTAACGACGTTGCCACCCAGTTGCTTCGCCACGGTAGGATTAACGCCCATAAACGATAAGGTCGTCGGCTCGCCGAACTTGTGCTGTTTCGATATCTTCTTCTGGGATTCTTCAAGTGATAGCGGCTTCGTACCCTTTTTGGGTTCAACCGTACCGCTTTTGGGTACAATCTGCAAATCTTTGCCTACGAAATCTGTTTCGTTGACAAATTGCTCATTTTTCGATAACTTGTTGTCGGGCAACTGACTTTGTGTACGTTTGTCGTACACTTTTTTATTTATCTGTTTGCTCGAAATTCCCTCTGGCGGCATTTCGGTAGAACGAATAATCTGTTTACTTTGCGGCGCAGATGTAACCGGTTTCGGCGGTTTTGTCGCCACTTGTTCAGATGTGCCGACATTTTGTACCGTGCCGTACTTGGCCGCTAAGTCGGGGTAGTCCTTGAGCACTTCGGCGGGGACGGGCTTGCCTTCGGAGATAGCTTGGCGGACGAGTTTTTTATGTTCTTTTTGGGACACAATAGACTTAACATCAAAAACCGTAAATTCCTTATTAAATTCTATTGCATCGTAGCCTTTTCCTTTTAAGAAATTAGTTATCTCACTATTTATTGACCCAACCTCAGAATCTAACCATTGTAGGGCCTCATCCCACGTATAGTTTTTCAGTTTGTCTTGTGGATATTTATTCCTAAGATTTTCTATTAGCGTCTCGGTCTTCCATAGCCCCGCATTATTTTTATATAGACTTTTATCCCTAACCACAAAAGGATTTTTAACGTCTAAATATTTTGTTAAGACCACACCGCCCTTATTGTTCCTATCTGCCCTTTTAGCATAAAATTCTGCTATTGGTTTATCCGAATCAAAATAAAATCCCCTACCAAGAGTACCCTCGTCTGTTTCTCTTCCTATTTTAGAATAATCAAATTTGTCAAATTCTTTTTCAGTACCGTGATATGCCTTCGTCATCTCCCACGACTCTTTCGCCTTAACTGGACTGGGCGTTACTTCTTTTTGTGTTTGAAGTACTCGACTTCTCTCAGCCGCTTCTCCGCCTGTTCCTTTGTCGGGTATGGGCCGCCGAGGTTCTTGCCCGACTCGCTCACTACCCGATAACCGCCCTTGACTTTCCTTATCATATTTTACTCCTGTCTTTTGTTTACTTATTGTTTCACCTGTTTTACGCAGACCCTTCACTTTCCCCAGTAGAGGCGAAGCCGCAAGGATAACGTCAAACATATTTTCCAACGTCTCTTGCTGGGCCGCTTTTTGTTCTTGCTCCGTTGTTTGCTGCGGTATAAAGGGCATACCGGGCGCACCAGTCGGATTCAACAAAGTCTCTTTGAGGTTGACACCGCCAGCCTTGCCGAGTCTTTGCGCTAACTCCGGGAGAAACGACGCAACCGCACCAGCCGTACCGATTGGATTTTCCAATGCACCCAAAAGCAGACCGGGAGCAAACTTCGTTCCCTTTACTCCGATATTGTGCATGGTTCTACGCCCCTTTTCCTGTGCCGATAAATTTTCTGGAATCTCCTGCTGTCCAAAAAGAGACGGTTTAATATTAGTAATCGCCCTATCGACATTCTCAGTCGTCCCCTTCGGTAGAATCCCCGGCATAAACGCATCGCTCCACGGACGCTCTGGAACCTGCTCGCCCGGCAAGTTACTCAACAGTTCCTCTGAACGATTATAGGGCTTTACTACATTGGTCGCATCGGACGGCAGAGTTCCACCGAGGATGTCGGGCGGGGTGGCAGGTACGGCGGCGTTAAGTCCCGCCAAGTCGTCTTGTAGTGAACGCTTTCCACTAATTCCCGCTAAGTCGTCTTGTAGTGAGCGTTTCCGCTTCTTACCAATCCCAGCAAGGTCATCGTCCAATGACCGCTTTTGTCTAAATAGGGGCTGTTCCCCACTCATGTAAGAAAGTTCTTGCATAACCTACTTATATTTATAATACAATGCGGTTTTAGTTGTGTCGTCGAGTTTCTGCCAATCGACTTCCGAATAGTTTTCCAGCCCCCACGTATCGACCTCCGGGGCAACCATAGACTGCGGTGCTGTCCGTTGTGTACCTCCCTGTTGCGGCGCACCGCCAAGAACACCCGGTTGTAAGAAGGGTATCCTCGATTTAACCTGATTCCCACCACTGGCCTTGTCTGCTAAATACTGATTATGTTGTGTATGCATTTCGGATATGCCACCTAACGGTTGTGACGGCCATTGACCTGTTTGAGTTATATAATTAGCAGTATCACCCGCCACACCAGCAACGGGAGGATAATACCCCTCTTTCAAAAATGGCTTCTCGTTAGCGTCAACCCCCTGTTCTTCTGGGACATATCTCTGACTTTTCCATAAATCCAACAACGCCCTAACTATACTTGCGTCTGGCTTAGACTCCTTTCCGGAACCAAACATATACTGTTCTTGTTTTCCAGGTGGCATTCCCGCAAGTAACCCCGCCTTAACCTGGCTTTCGGTAAGCGGTTTTTCCTCGGTAGGTTTCGGCGTTTCCCCTACTTTATTACTACGAATCATCTCCGCTAATCTACCCCGGTCTATATCAAGCATCGAACCCCGATAATCCGCCGTCGCCCCTTGCTGTGATTCCCAGTTAGACTGCCCCTGTGCGGCCTTGCGCTTCTCTTCCTGAAACTCAGCATACTTCTGCCTATACTCGGGGAGAATGTGCGTGTACATATTAGCGGCAGACTTAAAAATATCGCTCAGTGCGCCCAGTCCGGGTTTATCTCTGTCGGTATAGTCTGGCATTATCGCCTCCCCGCCCCGGCAAGCATCCCGGTATAATACTGCTTCTGCCGAGCCTTCAACCTGTCGTTTTCCATCGAGGCGTTGAGGTTAAACATCCCCTCTTTTTCGAGCAACGCCTGCAGATTGGCATATTGCCCCGTCCCGGTATCGAGGCCAAATCGCTTATTAAACTGCTCCCCCATTTCTCCCAATCGAGGAATCATAGCCGCCCGGTTGCGCCCAATCGCCCCACCGACGTTAATAACGTCGGGGTTAGTGGTTACCATTTCCTGTGCGGTTTTCATTCCCTGCTTGCGGTACTTCGCCATAGGGTCGCCACGGAGCGCATCAAGCAAGAATCCCCCCGCCATCATCCCACCACCAATCCAGGGATTAAATGGCATAACCCCCGCACCAATTCCACCTACCGTACCACCGGCACTCGCACGACCACCACCGCCTTGTCCACTGAAACCTTGCCCTGCGCCCAGTTGCGGACTCGGATAGTCAATCCCATATTTTTGTTTAAGCCACTGGGCAAATTCTGCCATCTCGTCCATATATCCCCCTATTTCGCCTGTTTCCCCTCTGCCCTCATATACTTATAATCTATGCCGTTAATTCTCGTGTCTGCCAAAGACTTGTCGCTGACGATGTATATCTGGAAATATTGACCCGGCTCGGCAGTCGCTACTTCCTTGAGGTGATACCGGGCATCGTTCAAATCACTAAAGGCTGTGGTAGAAAGCGTGTCCCCCCCGTCGTCTAACACATAAACCAAAATCAGCGAATCATCGCCGTTGGTGCTCTCTACCCACAGCCCTATATCTTGTACTTGTTTTTTCCACCTGTCGGGATAAATAGCCCCCGATTTCCATTCAACCCGTATCGAGTCGCCGTTGTCAGTATTTCCTGTCCCGTAGGTATAAATCGTCGAGTCGCCCGCCCTAAAGAAATAGAATGTTTTACCGGGCATAAAATCCAACTCGTCCTCGACATCGTACAAACACCCGCCGCCAAACGTAAAGTCCCAGGTCGCCCAGGAACCCGTCTTTTCAAAGTAAGCATAAGTCGTGTCGCCGAGACAGAACAGGGCCATCTGCTCGGTCGGCAGGTACTGACCGACCATGCCGTATTGAGTCGCCATTGAAAGGTCGTCGAAGTTATTTAACTGTTTTGATATAAGCCCCTGACTGACGGTGCGCTCAAGTTGTTTCCCGTCAGTTTCACCGACTATCCCCCCCGACGACAGATAATAATTGAGTGCCCCCGGCACGTAACTAAAGGGTGCAATACACCCCCAGCGTCCGACAATCTCCGGTTTGGTGTATCCGTCCCAGATATTGTAATTAGAGAAAAACTTAAATATCCGCATAGCGGTACGACCGGGATAAACCAGTGTTATCTGGTCGCCATCGTCCCTATTTACTTCGGTGATATTCCACACACCCCACTTATACGCTGAATCCAAATCCGACCGCCAGAGCTGACTACCCTTATATCCGAACATATAGTTGTCGTAAGGGAAAATATTTGCTAATACTGATGGTGGTTCAACGCCGGTATAAGTCTTACATAAATCGAGCGAGTCCTGACGCACCGAATCTACGTAGATACTATCGGAAGACGATAATTGGGCTAAAAGTTTCGGGGGAAGCACTATAATAGAATCAACCGCATACCCAGAATCTATAAATGTTCTTAACATACGACTCCAGGGATAATTAGGGTTAATTTTATAATAGCCCCCAGTATCCCTACCCACCTGATAAATCTGCCCCCGATAAATATCAAGAGTTATTCCACTATCACCATCCGGTATTTGGGGCAATCCAATAACTACCGTATCGAGATTATAAGACGTACCTTTTGCGTTATAAACCGCCAATCCCTCACTTAACGGCCCCTGATTGCCCGTAATGGTATCGTGGAAAGCGACATAATAAACAACGCCGAGATTCTTGGCTTGTGAGGGCCAGCCGTGCATAATATGCAAATTGGCAATCGCCGTATCCGTAATTGTATCGCAACTTATAAACGTCGGCGCGCCGTACCTGCGTGACAAAGCATTCGTCGAGTCCCGGCCATAAAGACTATCGGTGACGGCCAGAACACTGTCTGCCGAGAGGCTGTCATCACAAATCTTATCATAAATAATTGAATCGCCAAGCGACCCCAATGAGTCTATCTTTAGCCGCAGACCCGTATCGAACAAATATGACGACGCCGTTAGCCGACCCGGATTAGCCTTTGACCGCCAGACCGCAAATTCAACCGTGTCGTCAGTCGTCAAAATATGACGAACCCCCCCCGTATCTGATGGCGGTAGTTGAAACTTACGCAACATAACCTGACCGTCTTTAACTTTAACAGGTGCAGACACTCGACCTATTGGCCCGAATCCCTGTATTGTGTCCGTACCTATCCATCGAGCATGTCTAATTGCATACCTGTACTCACCGTCCAGCGTAGAATCTAATGAAGTCCCGGTATCCTTTAGCGGCACAATAAGCGGTTCACCCGGAGCCGGTAATGGATACGACTGCGCTATAAAGCCGTTGTGTGCATCGTCAATAACGACCCCTCGCTGGTCGCTATTAACGATATACAACTGGTCATTGAACTGCGCAAATCGGGGCTTACTCTGGATTGAAAAATAAGGCCAGATACGATTCGGGGCGTTCTCGGAAGATAGTTCCGTCTGCGTTATACTAAACCCGTTTAAACAATAATAATAACATGGCGGCATTGACGTTTCGTAACTGATAGACGAATTATAAGACGCCTTCTCTTTCATCGAAAAAGCTGAATCGTGGTCAGTCATAGTAAAATAACTCGCCACCGCAGAGGCGTTCAGCCGAGCAACCATTGTGCTACATATCCGGGCAATCGTCCTCTCATCATTCGGAACGGTGTTGCCGTTCTCACAAGTATCACAATACGTCGTGTCGGAGTAAATCGTCGTACTTAAATGTCCCGCGACATCAACGCTTAATCCGTAATATTTAATAAGAGCCGTTTTCCCGGTGCACTCCCCGTAACCCGTCGTGTCTGGAACAATATAAAACGAATCCGTCGTTGACCCGAACTCGTGCGACCCCTCAGTCGAGGCGTATATCCCGCCATACCCCACCGCCAACGAATCAGCCACGGCAAATATATACTGCGTACCGTCATGTTTATACAGTGTCCCCAACCCGATTATCGAGTCCATACCCTTAAAGCCGAACACCGAATCATAGCCAGGCCGCACCTCCAATATGCCATCGCTTAAATCGAGATTTTGACATACAACCGCCCCGCCGAGAGGAACCTTTATTGTCGGCATGGCCGTCATTAACCCCAGCGAAAAGTCGTCAATCTTATCTGTGTCGGACTGGCCGAAAGCCAGTACCGGCAGGAACACTAATATGAATAAATATTTAATCATCATAAAATTCTTTATATATAACATAATGAGAATCCGCTAAAGCCCAGTAATAATTAAAGGTTGAATCTCCAACTTCATAATAATCAACAGCAAGACCTCGATAAAACGCAGACAATTCAAGACTGCGAGAAGCCTTATGGTAGGCACATATCCCGTACAACGTATTCCCCACAAAACAGAAAATTAAAAATAGAATAGTCGCCATTACAAATTTTTTAACATTCGCCATATTAAATAAAGTACCGCCGCTATAAAGATTGTTACGGGTATCCACCCGATGATTATTTCCCATATTGTTTCTGCCAATAGTCTGCCCTACCGTAATTGCCTCTGATTTCTTCAAGTATCTTACAGGTATAATCAATTACCCTCTGCCTATACTCCGGTCGAATAGATGTGGCCGAAGCCGCCGCCGTCAACACCGTATCCATAGCGTAATAGTTGACGAAAATCTTCAGAGAATCGTAACCCATACGCCACTTCGGAAATATTGAAAATGTCGTGTCGTGAATAACGAAATAGCTTTCTCCCGTATAGTCGCCGACAGTTCGTATATTCGCTTCTATTGTAGGTTTTATCTCTTGTAATGAATCCGCCATTATCGGTATCAGGGGAACGCGCGCCGTGTCACCATAAATTATAAAACAATTACCAGCCCTCAGAAAATCAGTGTTAAGCGCCCCGCCCTCCATTGTCGAATCTATATAGGTTGTGTCGAACTTCGGAATAGCCGGGTAGTCAACACAGACTTGATAATTCGCTAAATTAACGGCGTTATATACCTTTGCCGATGTCAGTAAATCCGTATAGGTTATGGAGACATTTATCTGCCATAACGACCGGATAGCAATACTGTCCAACCGCGGTGAAATCTGAGCCGAGGCAGATACCGAGAAAAGTAAAATAAGAAATGGTATAATATACTTTTTCATTATGACCATCCGTTCTTACCGTATCGAGAATTATTACGTCTTACCGTTTCGGGGTCTCGCTTGGCCGGGTTGTCCGCACCACCAGTTGTTGTGTAATTGTTAATCATAGTTTCAAGGTCATTGTTGAATACTACCCCATAGGCGGGTACTAACCGTTTAACCACCCCTGACACGACAACATAAATAAACGATTCGGGAAAGTTCTCAACCGTAATGTTTTTTTTAAAGTAACGATAACGGATATTCTCATCATCAACAGCCGGAGTCGCAACCAGTTTCACTCTCGGATATTCGTCAACCAAACCATGCGGCACCCATATAGTCGTCGAAGTATGAGAACGATTATTAAGCCACTCGTCCACATCAACCTGCCGCATTTTATCAAGCAACGAATAATCGTCACCATACCGAATATTGATTATCTGACGACAATCACGTTTACCCTCACCCCGTAAAACATAATCGGCCTGGTCTTCTACGCTTCCACCCGTATAGTCGGCGACATCAATAGCAAAGTCGAAATCTTCACTCCTCACCGATATTTCCGATATGGCAATCGGAATATAATTCCCAATCGCTTCTTTCTTTTCGTCTTCAGGCATTTCAATCGCTCTTATTACCGGGACGATTTGAATCAATCTTACAACTTCTTGAGTAGTCATTGTCCCCCTATCTCAACACCATCGGTATTAACGCCAACGTTACAGGTGCAAAAACTCTTACCTCACGCCATATCGACGGCACAAGTAAGAGTACAAACATTACACCCATACTTATTTCAATCGGGGTAAGTACCCCTCTAATAATTTGAACCGAATACAAAACAGAGACCGCCAGTAAAACTCCGAAAAAATGAGAATATTCATTTAACAAAAACGGTTGTCCTCGGTTATAAGTCTTTCGTATCTGTTTTATATTTTGGGGAACCATAAAAAACTCACAGTACCGTTCACGCTTACCATATATTTGTCGAACCATTACATAGGATATTAAGAACGTCCCGCCAGCAGCGAATGCAATATCGTAAAAGCCAAAAAGCAAACAGACAACAGGAATAAATACCGCCGTTTCCCGGTTAAGTCCGGCAATGAATGTAATTGTTGGTATCATAATCGCACAAACCATTGAATCACCGGCTAAAAGTAAGCAGGTAAACGCCGCCGCAAAAAACCCAACCTCAAAGTAAACGTCGGTATAATCATACATAGCAACCCACACAAAGAAAGCCGACAAAATCCCGGTCGCTATCATCGGATTAACACCGACAACCTCAAAATATTTGAACGCCATCGTCATAGCGAAAACTATCGCCAATAACCTTACGTAAAAATAAGTTTTTATATAGCCATCCCTGTCTTGTCTCTCAATGCCGAGCCATTGACATAACCAAGCAACCAATATTCTGTATTGCATCGGTGCTTTAAGTTTGCCAGCCAATGCCAGGGGTAACGCTCCGAGACCATTAAACATCGAACCCCAACTATGTTTGGTCATCTTGAAATCGGAGTAAGATACAACCCACGATAAAAACAATATGTAAAGCACATCACCCATTTACTTTTTCTTCTTCTTGCTCTTCATAGGCCTCTTTATAATTCCTGTAATCGTTAATAGTAAATACGTGCTCGCCTATGTGTCCTATCTCCAACGAACAGTCAACACATATATCATATCCCGCCTCTTTTGCTTTACGGCAGAAATAAACGTCTTCTCCCATAACGCCCTCCCCGTAGGGCGGCATAGCGAAATACGGTCGTTCAAGTTTTTCAAATACGCTCGTCTTAATTAGTAAAAACGCACAACCAACAGCATCAACATCACTACGAAATCGTCCGTCAACAACCTCGGGTATTGGTCTATAAGTGCCATCTTCCCCAAGCCGCTTCACCACTGGCGAATAGGGTTCTCCCGCCATCGTACATAAACCGCTTATAATATCCCTCTTGAGGGCAAGCAATCGCAATAGCGCGTCGTCGTCAAACACCATATCACTATCAATAAACAACACATGAGTAGTCTTGGTATCAATCGCAAGTTCGGCAATCTTATTACGGGATACGCATATCATAGAACCATATCGCTTTTTAATTGCAAGACGTACTCCCGCTTCATGCGATTTACGCACAAGAGCATCCAGCGAAATCTGCATCCGGGGGTGAAACAACCCCCGGTATGACAGCAAACCTATGAGTACAAGAGGATTGTTAATTTCTTATCCCCCGCGCGCCCTGAATAATCTTCGGCCCTTTTGACCTGGCCGTCTCGACTTCTTTAAGTTTCGCCAATTCTTCGGCAGTCATAGATTTGTCGGGCGATTGAATACAAATAAAACTATTACCAAAACCAGCTTGCGCCTCAATCCATTCAACAATTTTTTCTGGTGTAATAGTTGTCTGTAAGGAATGGCTCACTCTCTTAGCCATGGAATCTTCAATCACGGCCTTACCATTATTGAAAATTATATTAACCGGCGGCATCTTTTTCATCATTAAGATATTGCCCTGTCCGTCACGAACAGCATTGACCGTCGAGGGTAAAACATTCAATTTGAAATCCGCACCATCCAATGCTACAAAAACCCATTTTCTCTCGTTACTCATAGTATCCTCAATTTAGTGAGGGCGGGATTTTGTACCCGCCCCCGTTAGCGTTTAAGCCGCATAAGAAGTCACACCGTAAAGTACACCGTGCTTCTTCGGCGTTTTAAGTTCTAAACAACCGACCGTCTGATATTCCGCCTTTTTAACGGTCGAACCATCAGCCTTGTAAGGCTCAAGCATACGCAGACGAGTATCACCATAATTGCTATAGGTCAACCACTTTACGTCATCCATATCAATCATAAAGTTAGTTGCGCCTTCGGCCCCCTGTTGTTCAAGCATCTTGTGAGTTACAAATACGATAGTACCATGTGAGGAAACCCACTTGGCAATATCAATACCGTAAACCTTGCTCGTCGAAAAAGTCTGTAAATCCGCAATACCCCACGAATCAATCGCTGACCGTAGAATAGGAGCGCAGTAACATACCTTTCGAGCTGAACCGTACCGAAAACAATTCTGAATCCAGGTAAGGAACTCAGCCTTGGTGATTTCAGCCTGTGAAACACGCCGAGAAGAGCCAGTACCACTAAAACCAGTACCACCCGTCAAGTAGTGCCATAGACCTCCACCAGACGAGGGGTTATCGTTAGTAGTAGCATAAATACTACCATCACCCGGCATCGGGTGTCCCCAAAGATTCTGGTATTCAAGTTTGCGCGAGTGAGTAATACCGGCCTTACGCATCTGCAACGCCCAGTCATCCTCACCTCTGGTAGCCGCAGCAGCGGCAATCTCACCTATACCAAACGGAGTACGCTGAACCTGACACCAGTTATCCATCTGGACTTCGGTCGTTGACCGAAGCGACGGCAACGCAAACCCGTCTTCAAAAGCATTACCGATAATGGTAATCACTTCCTCGTCCGTGAATGAACTCGCCAACGCCGTATAAGCACCAGAGGTCGCACCGTAATCACGAACAACCGTCAATGCGTTAGACGAACGCCCCGTTACCAGTAAAGTCTCACGACCGGAAGTACGCATAATAATATCGCCAATCGCGAAACGGTCGCCATTGTCCACCCAGAGAGTCACCCCAGCAGTGACACACGCCGTAGTCGTATCGACCGTATCTATCTCCGGAATCAACTCATCCGTGAACCAACTATGTTTTATGTTCCCCGTAGTACCCCTACCGTACTTCATGGTCATTAGAGTAAACGGGTTTTCATTCGGGTCGAGTAGCGCAATCCCCTCAGCGAAATCGAGTTTTTCACGATTCGTTGACCAATCAGAGCGCCCTCTTACCGCAGTTATATTAACAGCCAATTAAAATCCCCCTTTATATCAGCGACATATAACCGTTATGGCTTACCAAACACATCTTCCGAAGCCTTTGATATGCCGACGGCTCTCATAGCCGCTAATTGTTCTTCTTTGCTCATTTCTGAGGGTTCTTTCCCCATCCAACTGTTAGGGTTGGTTGAAGTAGTACCCGGAACCGGGGCGGCATCCGGTTGTTTCACTAAATTAGCCGCCTTCACCTTGCCAGCCGCTTCCGCCTGTGCCTTGATTACTTTTTCACTGAAATGTTTCATCAGGCCAACCCTTTGAAACTCCTTGATGACAACCTTGGCAATCGCAGAAGGGCCGCCAGGCTTTTCAACATCTAAACCCAAACCCACAGCATAATCGTATGCGGAATCAAATTCTTCTTTAGGAATTTTGTTTTCCTGCATGAACGTAGTAATGACACTATCTGCCGTTTTAAACTCGTTGTGGTAATTAGCTTCACCCTGCACTTGCCGATAGGCATCCGTTGAAGCCTCGGTGACCGTGCGCTTAACGAGTTGTTGAAGCTCGTTCTTGTTCATGTTGGTGATATAATCATCTCCGTCGTCAGAGAGTGAGGTGTCGGTCTTTCCCCGCAGTTCGCGTTTCCACACATCGTACTGAGGGTCAACTTTCTTTAGTCGGTCGAGTGCTTTTTGATAGCGGGTTTGAATAAGTTCCTCGAATGTGCTATCCTCTTTCGGGGGCACAGCGATTTCTTCTTCCGCTACCTGTTCACCGCCTGCGTTATCCGCCTCTTGGACGGGCGCATTTTCCGGCAATACTTCTTGCGACCCTTCTTCCGGCTGTTTCTCTCCCTCACCGAAACCCAACTGCTTTGCGGCTTCGTCCATTACTTCTTGCTCTGAATGAGTTGTCGATTCCTCGGCTCCCTCAAAGACTTCTTTTTCAACGTCTGACATTGTTTCCCCCTTCTTGAAGACCCACCATGCTGGTTATCTTAAATATCAAGGCCAGCCCTGTGAGCTATCTCCATGAGGTGTTTGAGTTTTTCAGATACGAAACTCTCCTGTGTAAGAGTCTCTTCAACACAACCAATAATCCCGCTTTGAATTTCAATCGCCCAGTGTCGCTTCTCAATCTCGGAAGCATTCTTAACCGGGTTTTCACTTAACGAGAGTATCGCTTGTTCATTTCCTTTAATCGTTTCTTCTAACTTACTGCGAATACTACGCCATCCTGGCGTGTCAACGGTTGCTTTCAACCCGTCGATTATTTGCAGTTCATCGAATAACTGTGCAATCTCATGTTTTAGATTGTACTTTGCCATTAGTTCCTATCAATAATTACAACAACGTTTATTTACTTTGCCTTACTTCCACATATCCATAAAATCATTTCTTTGTAAAACGGCGAACCCCGATTAACAAGTGCCGAATCCGCCTCACTAACTTTGATTGAATCCCAGTGAACCAACATCCCACGCATATAATTACCGAGAATTGCATCATCGTGTGTTAAGTTCTGAAATGACCAACCCGCCCCGGTCGCCAAAAACGTATCAATACAAAGTGTGTCGCCAGCGTTGAAAATTATACCGTCCGGTGAATACTGGACATATACAAAAAAACTATCATCGGTAAAGTTGGTGTCACTTCGATTCTCATACGCTTTTATTTGAGTATAAAACTGTAACCAACTATACCCACTTATATCCATCGCTGGCGTATATACGGTATCTGCCCGGACATCCCCCGAATCGGCCGGAACGATACTGTCCGAGAATATCGCCCTCAAATCGTTGGCTCCTGCCGTTACCGCTAACAACAACACCAACACTAAAACTTTTTTAATCACTTACATTTCCCCCCTATTTAGCTGGACTGTTTTTATCTGTACCCGTTCGATTATATTCTTGCCCGGAAGCCTGGGCCTCCATAGCAGGATTATTCTGTCTCGACTGACCGGGTTGACCACCCTTCACTTGACTCAACATCATCTGGTTTTGCATGTCCTGTTGCGCCGCCTGTGCCTGTAATTGCATCATCATCTCGTCGGGAATAATACCTTCATCAAGTTCAAGGTCATCGAGTTCGTGCACTTCAAGCAATTTGCGCGCCCACCAACCCTGTAAAACATTCGGTATCTGCATCAAGAACGGCGTCAGTTCCTTCATGTTGCGTTGCTTAATCAGCATATTGGTTACTCTACCCGACCCCTTGAAGGCATAATTGAAGCCACCCGGTAAATCATTTGGGTTAAGTGTCATCAATCGAGCCGCTTTTTCCTCACCCACAATCTCAACTACATCATCCATAGTCGCAAACTGGTCGATGTGATGTGTTGCCTTTAGTGCTAAATCGGCCATATACGTCTGTTCACCAAGTTCAACCGATAACTCCGTGCGAACGTCACCGGCTTCTTTAAGAATAGCTATCTCACCAAGTGTTTTACTACCAGGACTTTCCTCACCATAGTTTGGTTTATGTAAACCACTCGTTACATCAATCATTCGCTCAATCGTTTCGGGAATAACGTAATGGTCACGGGGTAGGGGTTGCCCCGGCGACTCTAAAACATATTTTCTAATATCTTCTCCATCGGCCGCTTTAACACCAACGCGATTTCCCGGCGTTCTCACCAATGAATCTGGGTTAATTTTATCTTTATTATAATAAATCATCATCTGATTAAGCATCGTGTGATTATCGAAGGTCTGGTTCCACGTATCGTTGAGCATATGTTGCAGGATTTCTGCCGGTTTGGCCTCTCCCATGCCCCAAAACTGGTTTTGAGTGTGCGGGTCAAGGGTGTGATGAAAACGAGTAAGGTTAATTAACCCATGTCCACGATTCCTTTTGCCGTTTTCGTCATATTTAAACGGATTCGGAATGTCCCTGACTACCACCATGTCGTTCCATACGTCGATATACCGTTCTTCGGATTCGTAGCGCATCAAAACGCCCACGTCATCATCACTCTGGGGAGACGTAAGCCCCAGGGCAGCCAACATCCCCAAGCCCCAATGACTGGCCTTCTTGGCGGAATCTTGATTCTCGACCTCTTCAAGTGCATTTATATCCATGCCCGGATAAGCGCCAGCCTCATATAGCCGCATAAGGTCACGTTTAGAACATAGTTGCAATTTGATTACATATCGACATCCGCCCGACTCTTCAAGGTTCACCGCATAGGGGTCAACATATACTTCCCACGGCGCAAACACCGTTACCTTGAGCCGCAACCGATAAACAGTAGTGTCCTGTATCTGCATACCAATCGGAATACCATATAACATCTCGGGAACCATGATTTTCTGTTGTACCGACTCATAATACGGCAAGGTCTCAACAAACGATGTACCGTAGAGATTCTTGAGCTTTACGGCAAAGGCACTCTTGGGGAAAAACCGTGCCTTATGCAAATACTCATCAAGAATCTGCGTCTGAATATCAGAGACTTCTCGATATTCCTTGCGTTTAGCCTCAAGGGGGATATAGGGCCGCGTACCGAACAACGACTTGACTTCACGTGGAACCTTTGTCTCGATAATCGAATATATCTTAGGAATGAATATATTAGCCCGGTCGGGGTCACGGTCAACCTCGTCCAGATAACAGTTCCATAATTGGTGGTCGCTTTTATATTGGTTATTTCTGACTGATTGTTGTGTCTGTGAGAACGTCCATGCGTCCTCAACCAGTTTCAGCGGTTCACCATCGAAGTCCAACGTAGATATAACGCCGCTCATTTGTGCTCAATCCCCATAAATTTTAGCCCCTTTTTAACGTGTGCTCAATCCTTTATGCTTTGCCAAAACCCCTTATTACGGCATCTCCTTAACGCTTACTGTTGCGAAAAATATCAACCATAAAATCAACTAAGTCTTGTTGACATATTACCACGGTCGTACTTTTGGCTATTTTCCTCTTGTCACAAACATAATTAAGATACCTGATAGAATCCCTTCTTGTGTTCACCACGATTCAACATCTCCATGAATTTGTCAAAGTTGCGGCGGCTACGTTGCACCGTCGCTTGGAGTTCTTCTTCGCTTGGTATTTTACCACTTTCCTCGTATCCCATCTTCGCAAGTAAATAAACAAGCCCCTTAGTCGTTTTTACTGTCTTAGCGTCACCACTTACCACGGCATCTCCTTGTCGATGTTCGAGCAAAGGTCAAAGGGTTCGGGTCGCTCTGGAATGTATTCAAACCACTCCTTACCCGGCCCATGAAAAAATACCAAAAGCCCACCAAGTGGGAACAACGGGATGTGGGGTCTGTCGTTATAGTCTATTCGCTCTCTGCCGTCTTCGTTAACCGTCACGATACCTCCTGAGGATTGAAAAGTTCATCCTTTAATTTATTCACAACCTCGTCAAGGAACGGGTTTCCCTTGTTGATAATAAAACAACCCAATCGTTTCCGTAACACCCTTTCGATGTCCTCTTTTTTGGCCTCTTGACCAACAAAAACACAACCCATGTGCATTGTACCGAGTTCTCCCATAAACTCTCTGCCGTCCTCGTTAGTGGTCACCGGTTAAGTCGTCCGTAATGTCAGTTATAACTATCCTAAATCTCGGTGCTGTTTTTATCCAGTTTTCGTAACTCTTTACTTTTGCTTCTGGCGTACATTCGTCAAACAGCGGCATTAACCTCTTCGGTTGAAAATTAAACCAATTTTCCCAATCCTCGTTAATCATCCGTAACCTCGTCGTTCTTGCGTTCAAGTTTATGCCTAATCTCATCTAATTTGAGTCTAAATTCGCGCTCGTGCTTAGTTGTCGCTTCTGGACTGTTGTCATAATACACTACCTCAAACTTATTCCCACACTTGGAGCAACAATAACCATCCTGGGTAATACGCATTTCGTTTCTTACGCCACAAACATCACATTTCCAACTCGTGTCTTTTTCCGTCGTGATTAGCGGCAATATCACCTTAAACCCGGTGTCACTATCGGTAAGAACAGATACAACTTCGCCGCTACCATCTTCCGCAAATCCGTGCGTATGAAAATAAATACCCTGGGGCAACATCGCTTCGTTTCTGTAACCCATCTTACCCGACCCCCGTCCACTTGTTCGGATGCCAGCCCTTCGGCGTTACGATGTGCGGGCCGGTGCTGACTTCCTGTATGACTTGCGGCCCAGCCATTACGATATAACGCAAGTCATCAATCAGGTGGTCGTTGACTTTGCGCACCTTCTCACGTAACGTCTCCTCGTCGGCCTTCTGCTCTTTCTTGTAACAATACCTCTTCATCTCCCAGGGTAATCCCCCGACAACCTTGCCGTTAATCCGCTCGGTATGGTAATCACAAGACTTAAAGACCTTAATGCGACTCTTGCCGCTCATTGGTTTAGGCTTCAGGTACTCCCAGAGTTTATATATACCGGAAGCAAAGAAGTTTTCACTGTCCTTGCGTACTAACTCCATAGGTATCGGCCCCGGAAAAGCATTGAACTGGTTTACGAACGACTCGACGTTGTTAGCGTCCTTGCCGTCTGTGTTACCTGGTTCATCGAGTAACCATAGCACAAACTCATCACCAGACAAAGCCGCCCTGATATGCGCCTTCCATGCCGGCACGTCTAAGAATTTGCTACTCGTCCAGTAAATATACAACTCACCGGCAGGACTCCATGCCGCCGCCATGGCCGCCGATGGTGTCCGAGTGTGCATATCAATACAGAATACGCGTGGCCAGTGCTTAGGTATCTCAATGTCGGGGATAACGTGAATAGCGGGGCTCCACTGCGGTAAGACAAGGCCTGTCAGAGCTGCAAACTGTCCCATAACCTTAGTCTCATACAAGGCCGTCCCCTTAAACTTGGCGAGAAACTTTTCAACGCCTTCCGGGTTTAGGTGCGGATTACCCCGAACATCAAAGAACCAATGCTCAACGTTAATGCCTTCTGGCGGGTCGTTTACCTGGTCTTCCTCCCATGTAATACCCTCTTCTGGTGTCATTGAGGAGGCAAAGAAGCCGTTGCGGTCGGTCAACCGGGCACAGTTTTCGTCAAACTTGCTACGCGACCCCTTCTCGTCCTGATATACTGCGTCAAGGTTAGCACCGCCGAATGTATTAAGTTCCTCTTCAAACGACTTAAACTGGATATAAGAACCGTTTTTGTAGTGTAACTTGTGCTCTCTCTCGCTCCACGCCTTCGGCCAGTCGCCGCCGCGCAACTCGCAACGAGGCACAACCTCTTTAAACTTCTGGAGCACAACGTCAACAACGCCCTCTCGCCACTGAGGGGCGCAGTATCTGACCTTTACCGGCGGTTTACGGTGTTGTGACCGGACCGGATGAGTACCACAGCAAAACATATTACAATCCTGTACTGTAACCTCTGTCTTGCCGCTTCTATTACCGCCAAACGCCCAGCGCTCATCTGCCGTTGAGTATATAAAGCCCTTCTGGTCGTTAGCCGGAAAGCCCAGCTCGGTCGTCATCGACGGGTCGCAAGGCACAAACGTCCTGGCGCGTTCCTCGCGGTCGCGCCTGTCCATTTCTTCGAGGATTACGGCGACTTCGGCCTTATCCTGTGCGCTTAACCTCGATACGTTCCCGTAGGCGGTCTCTAAGTTCATCATCGCTAAGATTGCTAAGATTACCAGTATCTTCCCGAATACTCTTATCAATGGTTATCTGTAATCCCTTCAGCAAGTTAAGTGTCGTTGTGACATCGTTTTTCTTGAGGTTATATATCAATGAGTTGACCATAAGCGGATATAATGAATACAAAGGCATCCGATATTCGTTGATGTTGAACTCCAGAGCTATCCAGTTCTTGACCTTCTCGCGCCAACGGCGAATTGACTGCTCAGAGACACCAAGCCGCCCCGCCGTTTCTGTCATCGGAACTCCAGCCAAGCCATCAGCCCAAGCCAATATCTCGCTTTGCGTTAAGTCTTTTTGTGGTCTCGCCATAACCTTACCAATTATTACAATAATCTCATTGAGCCTGCGGCGGTTAGCCGCCTTCGCCCTCTCGCTTTTTGAACCTCTGCTTTGTATGGCAATTAACAGCCGCTAATTTGGCCTGGGGTGAACGGCTTATCGTGTCTATGTCAGCGACATTTACGGTTTTCCGCTCCCAAATCACATCAGCGACCCTTTGCACTTTGTCAAACTTTTCCATCTCTTCAATTTGCTCTCTCGTCATCAGCTCCCGTTCAAACTTTGAAACCACGTTGAACCTCTGAGCTAAAAATTATGTCCCCTACTATATACAACAAAAGACCCCCCTTTTTATGTCACAATCTGCAATTTCCCGCAAGATTGTGACACAAATCTGCATAACTCGTTGCAACATAGGTATATCCTATAACCAATAATAGTTTGATTATTTTGATAAAAAGACTTGACTTTTGTAATTTAATTGTCGATATTAGTATTACAAAGACCAACAAACCTAAAACAAGGAGTAGAAAATGAATACAAAATTAAACCCCAAACAATTAGAGGAGTTAGCCCGTGAGAATAATTGGGCTGTTTGCCTCTATGATAATAACGGGATTCTCGTGCGCAACCTTAACGCCGATGCCGAAACGGGCTGGGAACCAGTCACTGACAAGCAAATTGACACTTACGAAGGCGCGGAATGACCCGTACAAACCCCAACAAACCGCTGACCGTCAAGCTCCCGGACGGCCTCAAGGCTACGTTAGCCGAATGGGCTGACCAGGAGAACTTGACGCTATCAGCTCACGTCAGACGGCTTTTAATTAAGGCTGTCAATGATAACCAACAAAACCAGGAGGAGGAAAAATGAATAAGACTAAATTTACGCCGGGGCCGTGGAAAGTTGAAATGGTTCCAATCGGTACGAAGCTAAAGCAAAGAATCCAATGCTGGATAATACCGGCCAACCAAACTATTAAAACTATTCAACACGGCATAGTGGTTTGCGGCTTCGCCGACATACCCAGCAACCTCGCCAACGCTCGGCTGATAGCGTCGGCGCCGACACAATACCAAGAGTTAATTGATGCGGCAAGGGACATCCTTGTTGTTGTCAATATTATTAAAATAGACCTCGGATTGGAAATAATACCAGGTCTCCCTGATGGCGACGATTATCCCTACGAACAATGTAACAACCTCCTCCCAAACCTTGAAAAACGGTTGAAGTCCATCCGCGCCCTGCTCCACGAAATCGACGGGGAGAAAGGAGAGGAGGGATGAGTAATTATAAATTATCACAACTAAAACAGCCTAAACGTCGCAACCGAGAACAAATACTCAAAAAATATTCCAAAGATTCGGGGATTCCCCTTGAATATTTGATGATAGGGCGCAACCACAAAGCACTAAGAATATCAATACGTAAACCATACAAACATTATGTTAGTGGATATGTCCTGTGGGATAATATCCGGTTGGTTGAGTAAGATAGCCCCCAGTTGCGTAACCAAGGCCGAAGCCCTGGGCTGTCAATAATAACCGACAAAACCAAGAGGAGGAAAAATGAATAAGTCTAAATTTACGCCGGGGCCGTGGGAAATAACCTTAATGTCCCCAAGCCATAAAGAGGCGGCCCGACCCGTTTGTGTCCGGGCTAAATCAGCACCAATGAATCATACAATAACTTGTACCGGGCTTAACAACAACCCCGAAGTCCTCGCCAACGCTCGACTGATAGCGAAGGCGCCGGAGATATACGAGATTATCAAAGTCATAGGCGAGGTCTGCGTAATAACCTCGGAAAGCGATATTGTAACGGGGCCCGCAATCCACCACGCCATAAAGGCCCTGCTGGCCGAAATCGACGGGGACTAATTTTCCCCCCACAAGAAAAGCCCGGTTTAACCGCCGGGCTTTTTTGTACATAATTGTTTAATCTCGTAATCTTCGAGTTTGAATAAAGCCAAGAAATTCAACTTAACCCTATGCTTAAGCCGATAATACCCTCGTCTCCTATTTTCAATTTGAATCTTATTCCCGGATTCTTTTCTAAGATAATATATATATCTCCTGGCGTTTCCGTTCAGTTCAATCTCATTCGTCGGCACCCAGCCCCCCCCCACCGCCAAGCGCAGTAAACACATGAACGCAGCATGAGTTAGATAAATCGGTTCGCCGTCGAGGACAACTAAGTGCCGTCCCTCCCGTTCTGTTCCGTCAATTACCAGCATGGTGAGCCTCCGCCATCTTGGCCAGCACAAAGGCATCCGCCAGGTTGTCGTCCTCGAACTCAATTCCATATTTCTTATATACTTGCTGGATAATTATTTGCTTTTTAGCATTTCCCTTGCCAGTTATAAACTTCTTGAGTTCTGTGGGAGTGTAAGCCGTTATTTCAATGTCGGTTGTAACAAAATCGGAGGTTTTTCTGTAATATATCCCGAGCATTATCGATGCGTAAGCCATACCCATCAGGGCAGCAGAACTTATGTTGTTCCCCATCGGGCGCTCAATTCCGATTCTAATTGGAGTTCCAAAGTCTATCTGAAAACTATCCAATATTTTTTTGGAAGTCCAATATAGTCCACCTATTCGACCAAGCTCCGATTTTTCTTTGGGTGCATGTATATGCCAATTCTCGGCCTGTATCCGTCCATCCCTTGAGCGAGTTGCATAATAGCCACCTTTCTTGTCAACCCATTCGATTTTATAACAATATGGGTTTCCGCCGTTAAGCAGGACAATTCCAGTATTGGTTACTGACGGGTCAATTCCTATATACACCATTTCACGCCTCCTCTCTGCGCCTATCGTGTCCACGCCGACGATCATAATTCTTTTTGTGGGAACGACAGAAGTCGTGGATATAAACCATCTTAGGCACTCGGCCATTAATGGAATCCGGGTCATACATCATTTTACCCTCACCGCTAAACCCAACCAGCTGAACCCTTGCCATTTGTTCTTTCTTCCCCGTTTTACCGCATATTTCGCACCGCCTTAGTTGCTCTAAATCATCCAAAGGGTCAATCCTTATCGTTTTAGTCTCCTTTTTGATTATAAACACTCGGATAAGTATTATAACTATAAGGACTAACAACACATAAAACCAAAAATTACAATCCATCTCGCGCCTCCTCGGTTCGTTGGTTATTTATCAAATTCTGAATGTTCTTCATCCTCCGTGTAAAACATCATTTTAACTTTATCTCGGCAACACCGAACAACCCCGGTATCGCCATCCTTATTTTTAGCTACATTCAAAAATGCCTTCTTCTCATATTTGGGGTGTTGCTGTAATATCCGTATGAAAGCCGTTGTCCCCTCACCATACTTTTTCCGCAATACTTCATAAGGCACCCACGGGAATATTATAAGATTACCGTCCTGTTCAAGACTGCCGGAATCCCTTAACATGGTCAACTGGGGCATCTCCCAATAATCATCATCAACATTAAATTTAAGATTCTCGTACCCCCGACTTAATTGACTTATACCTATCATCACAACGTCAAGTTCTTTAGCTATTACCTTCAATACCCTTGATATTTCTGTTATTTCAAGATTTCGATTCTCAAACCGTCGATGTGGCCTTATTTGCTGAATATAGTCAACAACGATAATGTCGAGACCATACTTACGCTTCTGAGTTCTGGCTATTGAGCGAATATCCATAACCGTTATGTCTCCCTCGTCTAAGACAAAAACATTGTCCCCCCGCGCAATCTCCGCACAAACCTGACATATATTGTCTTCCTCCTCTCTTGTGAAATCCTTATTTCTTAATTTATTTTTAGGAATACCGGTTTTGTTCGTTATTTTGCGTTCAAAGATATTCATAAGGGTTTGGTCTATTGAAAAGAATAGAGATACCCGTCCCATATCTGAATTGAAAAAACAAGTATCGAGAGCAAACGAAGTCTTCCCCATTGACGGGGGAGCAGCGACATAAACAACTTCGCCCTTACTAAAACCCCCAATAAGACGATTCAAATCTGCTACCCTGGTTTCGATAAAGGGCTTCGTGTCGCCCAGGGGAGTTACTATTTTATTACCAACGTCAACAGCCATATCGGAAAGTCTAATCGGCTTCTTGGTGCCCGATTCAAACTCTAATAGTCTTGCCTCAATAATATTTTTAAGGTGTCCATACTCTGCCCCCGGCTTATTGGCCTCCCGCGAAACCTCAACCAACCCGCCCTTGACGCGATTAACCCGATAGTTGTTGTTTATGATATTACAGTAAGAACCAATTTCTCTATGTCCAAACTTGGCCAGTTCCATTATCTCAACCAGGTAAGACTTCCCACCCGCCTCAGCTAAGATGCCGCTTCGGTAGAGCTGGTCGCCAACTATTATCAAATCAACCGCAACCCCGTCGCCATAGAGGTCGAGTATGGCTCGATATATCAACCTGTGACGTTTATCCTGAAAATAATCGGGACTTTTTATGTCTGGTATTACTTCGTCAAGTGCGTCCGGTTTTGACAGGATGGTTCCAAGTAGGGCAATTTCGACTTCTCGGACTTCTTCGTTTTGAGTTAATTCCGTAACCACTAATTTTCCTTTTTGTTTTTTTTAAAAAACATTTTGTTCTCTTCTATTCTCTTCTATTCTATTCTCTTCTATTGTAGGGACGTTTTTAGTGCGCCTCCACAAAAACACTGCTTGTAACTTATTATAGTTGTTGTTGTTCGAGAATGGGGAGTAAATTTATCGGTGAAAAACCGCTGACTTTTCACTTTGTAAATCCATTTTTCAGAAATTTTGGGACTCGCAAGGAGATTTTCCGCTGACTTTTCACCGAGCGTGAACACTTTTTCAGAAATTTTGGGACTCGCGAGGAGATTTTCCGCTGACTTTTCACCGAAATAAAGAGAAAAATCGCTGGCTTTTCTCGGAAATAAATTGCTTTTATTTTGCAAATTGTGGTTCCCCCTTTTTGCTTTTATGGGCTTTCAATTCCTGAAATTGTTGATATTCTGGGATTTCAATTTTTATAAACCCTTTTTTTTCTGTTAGGATTATCTGAGAAATATCGTGGAGTTTTCGCAGATTTCTCTTCGCAGTATTCTTATCTACACCCAATTCTTGAGCTAAGTGAGAGAAATTTCGGTGAAAAATCTCTCCGCTGTCCCCATTATCCTTTGCAATTATTAGCAACTGCAGGAAAATTCCGCGAAAAATCCCAGAGTTTTCTTGCCACCATCCCTTGTTTCGAATGTCTGTCCAAACTTTCACAAATTGTGTTGCGTTTTTAGCCATAAATGGTTATTTCCCTCATTAATAGTTATTTCCTTCATTGTCTCACAGTTCGTCAAAGTATATAACTACTTTCAAAACAGCTCTTCCTGCGCTAATCGTTCTTGCGCTAACGACTCATAGCCGAGGTCTATATGGATATATTTGCGACTGAGCGCCTTTGCCCTCATAGCAACCGTCCCAGAACCGCCAAACGGGTCTAAAACGATGTCGCCGGGTTTACTGCCAGCCAAGATGCAGGGATTCACCAGGTCGGGCGGAAACGTGGCAAAATGACTTGACTTAAAGGGACAGGTCGGTATAGTCCAGACAGAGCGGCGGTTGCGCTTGCCGTGACCGAAGTGTTTAGAAAATCTATCAACTCCGTCATCAACGCCGGGGTTAGCCCTATCACCAGAACGTGATGATGGTTTATATTTATATCGTTCTCTTGTATATTCTGTATCTGCCCCCGGCTCCTTTATCGCCTCCGCGTCATAGTAATACTTTTGGTTTTTGGATAGCAGGAACATATACTCATGCGCTTTCGTGCATCGGTCGGTAACGGATTCTGGCATCGGGTTGGGTTTGTGCCAGATTATATCCTGTCGCAGATACCAGCCGTCAGCCTGGAGCGCAAAGGCGACCCGCCAGGGTATGCCAACGAGGTCTTTGGGCTTGAGGCCGTGCTTATATCCGGGGTCTTTGAATAACGACCTGTCTTGGGCAGGAGCGTTTGGATATTTGTTCCCGTTTTTTGCCCAGCCCCCACCTGAGCCATATTGTGATTGCGCATAAGAATCTCCAAGATTCAAAAACATGACGCCGTCTGGTCTGAGTATCCGCTTGACCTCGGCGAAGACCTCAACCATGCGACAGACATAACATTCACCACACCCCTTTTCACGAAGCCCACAATCCGGCGTGGACTCAAGGCCGAGCTGGTCGTCAATGCGGAGTGCGCCGCACTTATAACAATATTTCCCCGAAAATCTTCCGGCGTGTTCCCTTTGTCCTGCCGTTGGTTTATCGGTCTTTCCTGCATCGTCGGGTGGTTTATGGTCACAATCCTTATCGCCGCCTTCCCACTTAGCCGTCCCATAATCTCTCAGTCCCCAGTAAAGTTAAGGCGGTGATGTAACCACACACTGCACAAAACAATCAGGCATAGTTTTGAGCACCGTGAGGGCATCACCGCAAATAACCTTATTTATAAATTGTTCTTGATTTTTAATCATTTATCACATCTGGGTATTTCACGTGTTTGACCCTGGTGTGCGTTATTTGTCTTGACATTTACAGGGGTTGTGCTATTTTGCAAGTGACCTCCTTGTCACCTTATGATAAGGTTGGTTTACGTTGGTTAGGGTCGGGGGTGGTTCCCCGGCCCGCTATTTATAATTAGCAACCGTATAAATTATTTCGGTGCGGTCTTTTTTTATAAGACCTCTTCTCAATAAGGACTCCAACACATTTTTTCTTACGTAGTCAAGTGTGACTTTTGAGCTGTGCTTCCGGTTGAAGTAATATATAATATTGACGTAACTTAATTTACCGTTGTGATAAATTGCCTCTATGTGTTGAAGGTCGCCATTCTTTATTATTTCAATTATTTCACTTTTTTTCAAACACCTTGCCATTACTTGCTCCTTTCGTGTTCTGCAATCGCCTTGTCGATGATGGCGGCGATGTCGGCGATAAATTTATTCTTTAACTCCTCGTTATTTTTATCTAATTCAACTTCCCTTTTTAGTGTTAGGGGGATATTTTCAATGGCTTCATTTATCATTTTTTGAATGCTTGCACCATATTTATCTGCTATTTTTTCTACAATTCCCGCCCATTTCACCGCTACCTCACTCGGTATCTTTGTTTCGCTCATGTGATACCTCCTCCCTTGTGGATAATATTATAAAGAATCCCGGTTGATATTCGTGTTCACACAGGATTGTCCCCTCCCCGTCTCTGCGGTTCCATATATAGATTGCGTCTGCGGGGTCTTCGTACCAGCCAGTACGCATCCAACACTCGGTGCATTTAACTTCCCCGCCGAGTCCGCTTTCACCAACCATTAGCTCGGCCTTATTGTTGCAATGTCCGCACGGTTTCAGTTTATTCGCCATCTGTTTCCTCCTCAATACCAGCGCCCGATGCGCCGGGTTTCTTTAAGGGTGTAAGTATATTTGGACGATTCGTTATTGCACGATGGGTCAGTTTTGACTGAAACTTCCGTGACGTGGCCGATGATTGCGATGATGTCACCGGGCTTTAATGTACCCAATTTATGATTGTTGCCACAACTTTGTATGTTTTCCACGGGGTTCCACGATACGATAAGTTCACCTTTTCCCTTAACCCACATATCCCAATTTTTTCTCGCTATTTCGTTTGCCCATTTGAGTTGTCTTTGAAGCCCTTCAATAAACTTATCTGGGTTTTTGTACTTACTATCAACTTTCATTTGTTTTCCTCCTTGAGTTCTTGAATTTTACCTCGGAGTTCTCCTACTTCATTTTCAAGTCCTTCTTTGATGTTTGTTAATTTGTTGTTTTCGTCAACCAAGACATCATATTCTCTTTTCATGGTGTCCAAGTCAATTTCTATGTCTGTTAACTTTTCCGTGACATTTAAGAATAATTCCTCAAATACTATCATCATGCTCCTCCTTGAAGATTCCCAAAAACCTCGCTTGGGTATAAAGACCTCGATTATATCTCGAATCTTTCATATATTTGTCATGTATCCAATCGTCCCCATCTTCTTGATATGGTTCGTATGGTAAATTCAACTTTTGTTTTGTCTGGTAAATTGTTGGCCATATTGTTTTTTTACATATTGGACATTGGTGTGACTAACTTCTATTAAAATGACCGCCCTGACTATCCTAAGGGAAGTCGCCCTTGGCGACTTGTCATCAGGGCGGGACCTTTTATTAGTTATTTGTCATTAGTATCATACCTCATCGCCATCGGGCACCTCCTCCCTTGTGGATAATATTATAAAGAATCCCGGTTGATATTCGTGTTCACACAGGATTGTCCCCTCCCCGTCTCTGCGGTTCCAGGCGGTTGTGGCTTCTTCTAATAAAACAAAATATTTCGTTATTATGCCACAACTACATACAATTCTGTAATTTAATCCGCCCCACACAAAACTATCAATCGTCGCTTCTCCCCCACAACACGGGCACGGTTTCAGTTCATTCGCCATCTGTTTCCTCCTCAATACCAACGCCCGATGCGCCGGGTTTCTTTTCGTATATAGGTTATTTCAGAAGATTCGTTTTTACAAGACGGGTCAGTCTTAGCTGAGACTTCCGTGACGTGACCGATGATTGCAACGATGTCACCGGGTCTTAATATACCTAACTCGTGACTGTTATCACAACTTTGTGTGTTTTCAACAGGGTTCCACGATATGATAAGTTCACCTCGAACTTTCTTGGTTTCACCCTTCCAGTAATTCACACTATTATCTTCCCATTTAATTTTATTTCTTAATTGCTGAATGAGCTTATCCGGGTTTTTGTACTTACTATCAACTTTCATTTGTTTTCCTCCTTGAGTTCTTTCTCACTCCACCTTAAAAATCTTAATCTTTTATCTGTGATGTTTTTAAGAGTTTCCTTGTAGTATTTTATCCTTTCGTCGAGATGACCGATGGCAAACCAAACCGCTTCGGTAGGCGTTAGCCCGACCCCCATTGACTTTCTTTGGTCATCGTTAAACCGAGACTTGTATTGAGATACCGGGCCTTGTCGTGTTTTGTACCATCCGTCTTTGTAGGTAGCAGTATCTGATATAATCTTAAACGGGCTTAATGTGGCTCGGTATAACACTATGTTAGTTTTCACTTTGCTCCTCCTTGAGTTTCCGTATTTCATCGTTTGTCATGGGGTCTCCTTTCCGGGTATTGTCGTACCCGTAAATGTTTAATCGCCATAATATTCAAGCAAATCTTCAATCCACATCAGGAGAGCCAAACCAACCGTGAGTTGTTCTTCCCACTTGGTTATGAAGCAATAATCATTCTCACTGGTCTCGGTGTATATTTTATCAAGAGTCCGTCCGTGTTCCACCAAGACAGAGACACCAACCGTCCAATAGTTTTGTAATGCGTATAGCGTTGCTATTTTAGTCTTCGCCATCTTTCACCTCCTTGAGGTTGGCGAGGAATTGCTTTACCGTTTTATGTTTAATACCAAGTTCATCGTGAATGTTGTCCCAATTTTCAGGTTTTTCATCGTGCCAGGGTTCTGAGCCGTTCATAATATCGTCGTTAATCTTAGTTATAAATACAAACAACAATGTTATTAACTCTACCGCCTCATCTCTTTGTCGCTTCAACTCGGCGTTCTCGGCCTTTATGTGTTCATACATGGATTCGCTTATTGACAATATTTCTGTTTTATTCTTAACGGCTTGTTTCAACATCTCATTTTCTTTCAGATAATCATTTTCCGTCTGCCTGAATATCTCTTCAATAAAAGCATTGCAATCTCTATTTCGTTCATCACGACCTCGCTTTCTGGCACCGCTTGCAGAGATTGTCTATGGGCTTTGTTTTGCGGGTTTTGTACACTTCGTATTCCCATATTTCAAGCCCACATTTACACTTGTAGGAAGGAAACCCCACACCGAAGTCCCAGTAATCGACCTCGTGCCAAATACTTCGGAGCGTCCTAATCCATTGACGTTTCTCTTTAGTCTTCAAAGGCATCCTCGCCTTCTTTCGGTATTTCATTATCCATGAAGTCGAGGATGTCACGAAGACAGGAGTTGTTGAATACGCCGCCCTCTTCAAGCTGAACAACATACTGTTTCCATTCCTCGTAAAAGAATATACCTCCAAGATAATCCTGTGATTTATTGTTAATAATGTCATAAATCGGCCATCCGACATAACCGACTCCAGGCTGACCACGCACTTCTTTAATCGTAATCCACTTATACTTTTTCATTCATTCCTCCTTGTCTCCGAGACGGGTATCACTCTTTCTCTTGTTGGGTCGAATACTCGGACTTCCAGCATCGGGAACCCAATCACCATTTTAATAATATTGTCGTCATGGTCTTTGTCCCACAGCGGTAAGCCGACAAATCGGCCAAATATTCTAATATTTTTCATCCTTCACTCCTTGCCGCTCTGCGGCTGGGCGGCTAAGAAACTCTTCGTATTCGTTATGTCTACCACGAGCATACCGTAGGCGGCCTCGACCACAATTTCGCCCAGGGATTTCTGCCGCACCGGGACAAAGCCATCGCCCTTACAAAGCGTACAGAGTCGCCCGTTGAGTAAGTGTCTGCCCTGACATAGCGGGCACGGCTCGTTGCGGTAATATGGCTTATTCATGGGGTGGTTCCTCAAGGTTATGAACGATGACGGGAAAAACTATCCCCGCGACAATAGCTAATATTTGAAATAGAATAGCCACCTCTGCGCCTCCTTGCTTAATTCCAAGAACGTCGGTATTAAAAATCCACAGGAATTTTATTATCAACATTATCAAAGTGGCGGCAAAACCAAAAGCCACTCCGTATAACAACATCCCTAAAAATCGTTTATAATCCATCACTCCCCCTCTCCGGGTTGGGTTGGGGTAGTTGTATATTCAATATCAACTTCTCTTTGTATTGATAAGAATGTTTCCATAACTACTTCCTTGTTAAATCATTTTCCTTACTGCCCAGTCAACAGCCGGGCCGATTGCGTACCACGTCGCCAGTAGAGTACCGGCGATTATCACAACTGCGCCAACGAGAAGCACGGCCAGTTCACCCATCATGCGCCAATACTGCCGCCACGACCTAAACATTCCGGGGGTCATGGGGTTAATTCCAAGTTCTGTGTTTTTCTGAGACCCATTCGTTTCCGTCATGTTCTTCAACCTCCCACTCTATGTCATCGGGTATTTCGACGATTTTAAGTTTCGCCAATTTTCCGCTTGCCTTTTCTCCCATTTCCTTAATTATTTCTATTAAAACTGGGTCGTCTCTTTCTATGTCTCTATCTGAAAAATATCCTTCTTCATCGCAGGTGTCGCCGCTTAATGGTTTTTTTGAATAGTGAATAAGAAAGACTTTTCTGTTGCTATGGGGATTATATGGTTTGAATTTTTCGAGATTAAGGTTGCTATTTTTGTCCCCTTTGTCAACGAAGGCGTAAATGGTTATACCTTTTTTCTTGGCGTATTCCATAACGGCGTCATAAGATAATGAGAACCCACCAAAACAAACATTTATTACAACTTCTTTCATCTTCTTCCTCCTTTATTTGGGGCGGGGGCGGGACGGGTAGAACCGCGCCACCTCCTGCAACCAACTCATTCCAGTTGGGCATCTACCCGGCACGACTGACCCTGCAGAGCCAAGCCGTTAGCAATAACCGTTTTCATTCCGCCACCCCGCCTCATTGTTACTCCGCGACCCTTCTTGTTTTAACGAAATCTTTTTCACAACTGAAACAGGTTTCAACCGTACTTATAAGTTGTTCCTGTAAAAGTTTGTATTTGTTATCTCCTTCGTCTGTAATTTCACCAAACGTCAAAAGATTGGGTCGTTCAGTGTTATCAACTAAGTTTGGATAACCGCAAAGCGGGCACTTAGCAATACATAATACTTCACTAATATTATTCTCCTCATCTTGTTAATTTCCATATTATTATATGTCCGCCGAAATACAGCACGGCCACGAGTAACCACGGCCAAAAGGCGCGGTCAATAAAGTCGTCAAGTTTCTTTAACATGGCGCATCTTCTTGTGTGTAGTCAGTTTCGACGGGTTCGGGTTTGTCGCCGTTGGGCGGCTCTTCTTCTTCGACAACTTCGGCAGTACGTCCGAATACGCTCTTGAGACTGCCTCGGAATTGTTTCATCTTTTTAAAGATGTCAATGTGTTCACCGCCCAGGTCGTTAACGATTTCAAAGACGGGGACAAAGTATTCACCTTTGTCATTTCGGAACTCCGTCTTTACTTTGACGACTATGGCGTGTACCGGATAACTGCTACGGCGAATCATTTCCTTGAAACTGCCATACGGCTTTAATGCTGAGGGGCCAAACCGGAGAAGATAACAGGCTTTCAGGGCGTGGTCAAAAACGAGGATATTTATTAGTTGCTGACATTTGGGTCTTTCTCCGTTGTCCCGGAATTGAGAAAGCGGACACTTGGCGCAGTCACCACCTGGCGTTCCGTTCCCCGTTATACCGTCGTTAGAACGACACTCCGGCTTGTCACTGGTGAGCTTTTCAAACAATACCCGGCCAGTGCGGTCAAGCAAGAAGGTTAAGGTGAGACCGCTACCGTCAACGTCGGCAATTTGTTGACCCATTTCTGCGCTTACGGAATCAAACATTTTGAATCCGCCAGAGGGAAAAATGATTTTTTTATTCCCCTCTTCGTCAATTATAACGAAGTCTTTCTGCCGGATACTGACAATCGGGATAAATCCGGTTGCCGTTTCAAACCCCTTACTGTCGTCTGCGTCGAGTTCTTTTTGCAGTTCGGGGTCGATTTTCGGTAACGAGTTTGCCGTCTCTAAAATAGCAAACGTATTTTTCGGTACGATAAGTTCTTTACTCATTTTTCTATCTCCTTTAAGATTCCTTTTAATCTTTCGATGTATTCGAGTTTGCCGGCCGTCGTGTTTTCGTAACACAACCCGGCTATGAGATTGGCCGCCGCAATGGTTACGTTAAAAAGATTGTTGGCATAGGACATTTGGTTGCGGGTTATACCGATATGATTTTCCACTTCGGCTTTGTGCTGTTTGAGTTTGAGTAGGTCGTTCTTTGCGGCAGCGTAGTCTTCGCTTGTGCTGAGAATGACCGCCTGGGCAGCTTTGCGTTGATTGTCGTTAGTATATTTGGGTTTGCCGTTATCGCCGGGTTTATTAAGGATTTCAAACATAGCCTCACGCTCAACGTCGGCAATCTTCTGGTCAGCTTCTTTGAGTTGCGACGGCAACCCCGCCGCTTCAAATTCAGCGTCGGTCAGCGTATCGCTGGCGTCCTTGACGCGCTCCGGCATTTTTCTAAGTTCGCGTAATAATGATGTTACGCCGTCATCATCTATTATCATTTGTCGTATCGTCTGTGACATTTTGCACCTCCGGTATATGGTTCATTCCTTTCGGCGGTTGCCCCGCCGCATAGGCCTCAATATCGCCGTCGAAGTCCTGGCGGATACAATCAAGTTGCATCTCGGCGGCCTGGGCGGCATAATCCTGGTCTTCTGACTTACCCATTGGTGGCCCCGCTTTCCAGTGCCCTGATTTCGTCCAAGAGGCCAGCACTGCGAACCTCGGTAATCTCTAATTGTTTCCGCAAGTAATCGGCCGCTTTTTCTGCGTGTCCTCGCTTTAGCTTGAGTCTTTGCAACTCCTTCTGTTTTTGTTCAACTGTTTGTTCCATAGCTACACTCCTTTGGTTTATTGGTTAGGGTCGTTTATCGCTTTTTCAGCTATTTTAATTAAATCTATGTTCTTGGCACCATCGGCGGCCATGGCGGCGGCATAGGCGGCCGCGGTGCCCTGGGCGGCGGCGGCGGCATAGGCGGCCGCGGCGGCGGCCTCGGTGCCCTGGGCGGCGGCGGCGGCATAGGCGGCCGCGGCGGCGGCCTCGGTGCCCTGGGCGGCGGCGGCGGCGGCGGCATAGGCGGCCGCGGCGGCGGCCGCGGTGCCCTGGGCGGCGGCGACGGCGGCATCGGCGCTGGCACGGGCGGCGGCACGACTTCTATCTTTTCCCGATAACCAATTATTTGCCCATTCTACAAAACTATTTTCGTTATATACTTCCAACACACACAATATGCCGTATCGTATTTTCTGTTTGATTGTTATCTCCGGGATGGGAATTTCCTCAATCAGCGTTGCCTTTTTCCATCCTTCTTTAAGTTGACCGTCCGTCTTGTTTTTTCCCGACACTTTAGCTTTAAATAAGCGAGGGTTTGAAAGCTGGATATGAATAGGATTGTGCAGTATCGCCAATAGTGGATGACAGTAAAAATGGAAGAATCCCCCTCCGCATAACGCGTCTTTGTCGTTTTCAATAACGTATTTTTTTCCCAACTCCCACTGAAACTCGTGATAAGTTTGCATATTTTGGTTGGTTAGCTTATATCTGATTTCAGACATTTTCTACCTCCTTGTTTAAATGAGCCGACACGCCCGCCGGGTAGCTATGGTAAACGTGAGAGACTGGACGCATCGGCTCTGATAATGATAACGAAAAAAGCTCGTCTAATTTATCTAATTGGATATGCAATGACTTGTGACAATCACGGCAAGCCCATACGACATCGAGGGGTTTAGAATAATCGGGATGATGACCTTCGGGGGTGCAGAGCTTGCCGCAGATTGTACATTGGTTAGGGCGTTCTATTTTGCTTCGGCGTATAGCATCGGTTAGGTTGTAGTGGGCGCGTGATTTTTGTGGATGCCGATACCTATATTCGCATTTGTACCTGTTGTGGAGTTCGGGGTTGTTTTGGCGACTTTCCCGGCGACACTCATTACACCTGTTTCTGTTTCTGTCTCGCCAACTTAATTTTTTATTCCCTCGACCATAAGAGTCTGTGACAGAATCAAATTTCTTTCTAATGAGGTAGCCTAATGTTGAATGACTAAATTGAATGTCCATTCCGTCCTCATTGTGTTTCGGTTGGTTATTCATAATAGTTTACCTTCAATAACATTAAGTTGACACATACTTGTTGGCGGGAGCTTCGGGGAATGAGTTTTAATTAAGTCGATTGCCCTCTCAAGCGTATCATTTCCCTGACGACTTAATATAATGGCAACTCGATAAACTCGGATATTATTCGCAGGGATGTTACCCCAACATAAAACTTCCCATTCTTCACAACCATCAAAAGAGGTCAATTTGTTTTTGCCAGTTTCTACTCGGAGTATAATATCGCCCCACCGAAGGGCTAATTTTGGGGTGGGCGACAAATAGATTATCCCCATCTTATTTGCTTTAAGTCCGGTCTTGAGTATTGACCTGGCCTTGACTTTGGTTGTGCCGTGATAAAGTATCATCTTATTTATTCCTTTCGACCCCAAGTCCGGTCTTGAGTTCGGTAGACACATCAAGCTCCTATCCCAACAATAACGGACGGAGGTGTAAAGGTGAGAGATAGATACGCTCCGCCCGTTCTGTTGGGTATTTGACAAATTATATATTCAAGATTCATAAGATTTTCTCACCTTCTTTTATATTTCTTATCGGCAAGATATGTTGAGAACTTAATAAAGTCAAGTCTTTTTATTAAGTTTTTTAAACTATTATTGGGTATGGGGCATACCTATTAAAAACCCCGGTGGAGAGAATTAAAACCACCAGGGTTTCCTTTTAAGGGGGGTTGTATGTTAAATAAAGGGACTGATATTAGACGTTTATTAGACGTTTATTTCTTTTGTCTTCTGTGTTACATCGACTTAGGCTTAGTAATACTTTCATTTTAATATGTAAACTATATGTAAACTTTATGTAAGGGGTTTATATATTTACTTCGGCAGTTCTTAATTTCCAGTATCTCGCATTCGCCTTGTATGCAATCGCTATCCATTTACTGTCTGATATTTTTTCCCTCTTATGGGTTGGTGGTTCCTTTATTATATCGAGAGACAATACCCTGTCCGGCTCCCCGATATAAATACCCCTTGTTTCACGAACGTATGCCAGGCCTGTGTGTTCGGGGACTTCGCTAAGGCTTATTATATCTGGCGGGCATACGTAATAAAACTTGGATGGGCCGGTTCCGTTTCGTATCTTTCCATGTTTGGGTTTTGCAAGGTCTGAGATAAAGTCACTATGGCTTATTTTGATTTCAAACTCGTGACAATACCCCGACTTAGTTATATATAATGCGTCGCACTCCCACCAGTTGTAGAAAAATATATTAGTTATTATTAACGGGAACGCCTGAATATGATGTCGCCAGGTGTATATCGCTAATTGTATGTCGGTTTCATTTAGATTAGTTGTGTCCACGCTATTAACTTTCCCTTAACAACTCTTTCTCTTATTAAACTTTAACGCCTTTTCCTTTAATAACGGCAGGCGGGGCGAATCCGTTAGGCTACCCCGCCGCCGCTTTGCCCCGTGATTAGCTGGCTCACATGGCTTGAAGCCGTGTCCCCGCCCATAAGGCGAGGAGGTGTATCTGTCATTTTCCGGTGGCGGAGTCTCTAAGAAGAAACCGCAAGGGTCTCGTTGCCTCATACTTGCCCCGCCACCGTTCTTCTGAGGCACAGAAATCGGGCGTTCAACCTAATCCTTTCAAATACGTTTGAGCATCTTCTATTGCGTCTCGGCCATGCAAGGCCAGTATCTTCTTCTTGTCAGGCCACAAAATAACCGTCTGGGGGGCTATCCGGCCCGCCTTCCAATAGGCCATACTATACGGGTCGTCTAACTTATAAGCCCCTGTACGGACGCTTATCTGCGTCTTACGGGCATCGTACTCGCCTACCTCGGTAGATTCTATGCCGGGGCTATGTTCGTGTTCTGTGACGGCTATATCGGCATCGGGAACAAGCATTTCAATCATTCTGTGGTGGGTATTGAACTTGTTTAGGCTTGAGTTAAATCTATAATGATGCTTCCAGATAATCTTATATTCAATATCTCCAATCAGGAGCTTAATCAACCCGCCTTCCGGTAGGTACGGAAAGGGCTTATTTCTCATTATAAAGTATTGAGCCGATACTCCGGTGTCTCGCTCTATCATTTTGTCGTGGTTGCCGCCTATTTTGGCTATTATTCGACCCCCAAGGTATTCAATTATCTTTTCCTCGGTCAATAGTTGTATCTGTGGCGGTTCTAACTGCCAGACCGCCGCCGCCTTGTTCTTAAAGTTGGGCGAGAAGTTATCAGCCAAGTCGCCACCGAGGGCAACGTAATGACGCTCACAGGACATTATCTTTTCTACGTCGCTGAGAAACCCCCCGTAGTCAGTGTGGGGACTACCGATATGAACATCCGATAGAAAGGTCAGGGCTATGGGCTTTTTCGTGTTAATGGCCGGTTCGGCGGTTAGTTGTCTGATTGAGAAGTTGTCATGGAAACTCTGCCTCTCGATAAAGCCATCGAGGATTTCCGGCAAGGTGATTTCCTGTACTGTTTTCTTTTTGCGATGAATAATATCCACAGCGTCACCCATAAAGTCGTCTTGCTCTTTATAGGGTTTTGATTGTTGGGGATGGTCGGGGACACAATATCTTTGATGTAGGGACTTGGCCGAGCATTGAGTAATATTAAGTCCAAACTCTTTACTTAAAATATCTGATATTTCTTTCCAATAAGAGACATTGACTTTCTTGAGTTCGTATAAATCGCCCAAGCGTTCTATCAGTTCGGGACTATACTTTTTCTCGTATCGACGACCCTGGGGTTTCATTGGTTATTTAATCTCTTCGTATAAATTATCAGCAAACATGTTGCCGCCTTGACAATCGACGGTTGATTGTCATCGGGGTCAATCCTTATGCCTTCTCGGTCGGCAATAATATGACCCGCCGCAGAATTAAAGTATTCCTCTTCTGTCTTACCGCTAAAGTCGTCGGCTTTGTGCTTCTCTGCGCCGATAGTCAGTATCTTAGCGATAAGCCTAAACCACATAATCGGTACTAAATCAAATCGTATGTTCATATCCTTGTCGCCTCTCTTTCCTTGAGTTCTTTTAGACTATAATAAACAGGTATTCCCAACTCTATTGCTCGGCGTATTTCCCTTGCCGTACCTCTTGAGTTTTCACTCTCGACGGCCACTAAGACAGCGTCTGATGCTTCTAACCACGCCATTGAGTAGTCGTAGTAGTCGTCGATGGTAAGTCGCTCATCACCTCGTAGTTGAAGTTGAAAATTATAATCCAACCAGGGACTGAAAGGAGCGTACCCCGCCAGTACAACAAGCGTACTTAACCGTATTCCTCGCCTCATATTGTCGAGGACGGCCATTGCGTTGTCTGCGCTGTACGCACCGGCGACATATATGCGTTTCGTCCGCACGGTCACTTCCTCACCTTCTTGACTTTCTTGGGTTTCTGGTCGATTACTATAATGATGCGACCGAGGCGACTGTTTTTAAATATCATCGCATCCCCTAATGCCAGGGGGTCTTCGTCAACTGTTATGCTTATTTTGCGTTTGCGTACCATGCTTACTCCTATCTCCATATTCAATACTGTCACCAACAAGTAAACCAACCCCAACGATAATTATTATCACGGAGATATACCAAACACAACCCACAAACAACGCCAAAACTCCTAACGATATTAGCATTGTTGCTATCGTTATAATTAACGAGCCAAAGAATAGTTGCCAATCAATATAAAATTTCATCTTTCGTCTCCTTTAATTATGTCCTGCCCAACTCCATGTCAGGCAGGACTTCCTGGAGCTGATGCGAGATGTTAAAGACCAAACCCAAACCAACCGGCAAATCCAACCATCCAACCACTTGGATATAAATTATCATCCGTGACTGTAAACTTATACTTTGCCATACCGCACAATCCGAGTCTGTCTGTGAAAGCATAAGACGCCGCTACTCCTGCGGCTCCGTTGATATAGTTGATTAGGTCTTGTTCGCCCTGGTTCACCCAGTCTGCATTCGGGCCGGCCACAGGGCCGACATAGAGATTACCAAGTTTATCCCAAAGCCCACCGAGGTTGAACAGGGCGACGACTTCCGTGTTCATTATTCCACCGTTTACGCCAAAATCACCATAGGCGAAACCCCATAAGGCTCCGCCCAAGTGATTGGCATAACCAAAAGAAATATACGGTTTGTCCGAGTCGTACCGTGCGCCAAGCATGAGGACATTGTTAGTGCCCGTATCCTGCGCCGCAACAAACCGTATAGGTAACAACACCAGCGTTAAAAGAACGATGAGTAAAAGTAGTTTTTTCATTGTGTTTCCTCTTCGTTCTTTTGTTTCAAGAAAGATGGCGAAGCATAAGTTTGTGGTTCTTTGTGCTCACAATCGTTGGCGCCCTGTCTTTTCTTACCTAAATCAGCCCACATAACAGCTTCTTGAAGTTTTGTGTTCGTCAATGAATATTCACGACAAGCATGAAGGCCATCATTGGTAACATCTTCCAGTTTTTCGATAGCCCT